GCTACAGCAGCGCGACTGGTGTCTGTTGGATGAACGTGGTCAGCACGAGCTGCTGTTGTTGCAGTACCCACTGCTGCGATACTGTCCATCAACGGAGTTGAGCTACTTAGACCGGTGATACTATTAAAAGACGTACCTGTTGCTACTCCGATGTTTGGAGAAACAAGCGTGGGACTATTAGAAAATACTAAATTGCCTGATCCAGTTTCATCGCTAACAAGAGTTGAGAGATTGTTACTACTTGGTGTTAGTAAAAAGGTTCTAGCGTTAGCTGAAAGATCTGTAATCTCTGCTAGTTGAATAGTAGGATCACTTAAACTAATAACATAATTACCGCTATTATGTGTTAAAGATATACCACTACCAGCTGTTAAAGAGCTACTAATTGTAAGAGTATTAGTTCCACTACTATATACGATATCAACACCGCTACCACCAACAATACTTGCGCTAACAGCATTATCAATAAGAGCATTAACGCCACTAGCAAAGTTAGTAATTAAAGATGTTGGAATACCAGTCACACTAACAGTATGATTACCAGAAACACTAACAATACCAATTCCAGAGCCTTGAACTAGACTCTTCACGCCTAATAGTCCACTTACTGCTGTGTTAAAATCAGTAATATTAGAGCTTGTATGAGTATGTCCATTCAAACTAACTGCCGTATTACCAACAGTTAAAGTATTAAAATTACCAGTTCCACTTGGAATACTAACTGATCCTGTAAAAGCTGCTCCAGCCAATGCTGCTCTTGTTGTATCTGTTGGATGAACGTGATCTTCTCTCGAATATTTTTTGGAAGTTCCGACAGCAGCAGTTCCGTTCATTAAAGGATTGCTTGAAGAAGCTTGTCCAATAACAAATGCTGTACTAGCAATTTGTGTTGTGTTCGTATCAGCAGCAGCAGTTGGAGCTGTTGGAGTTCCAGTCAATGCTGGACTATTTAGTGGAGCATATACTCCGCTTACCAATCCACTAACACTAGTATTAAAATCTCCAATATAAGAACTAGTTAGTCCAGTAACCGAGATTGTTTCTACCTTACCAGTATTGTCGTAGCTGGCTTTAATTCCACTTACTCCAGTAATTGTAGATCCAATTAGATCTTTAACAGTATCAGAATTAACAGGCGAACTAATAACAAAACCTTTATCTCCTGTTGGAGTTATAGTAATATTATTTCCGGCAATAATGCTCTTTACTGGAAGTAGTCCGCTAACTGCGCTATTAAAATCGCTAAGATAGCTAGAACTTAATCCAGTAACTGATACTGTTATTGTTCCTGAAGTTGAAGCATAAGATACATTTATACCACTAGTTCCTACAAAATCAGCTCCGGTAATATTTGCCCAAGATAAACTTCCCCAGAGACTAGTGCCATCGCCTATCTTAAATTTTTTAATTGTTGTATCGTAGCCAAGCTCTCCTTGAGCTAGTGGGCTATTAGAAGCTGCCCATAGGCTTGATGATCCTCTTCTGAGCTGAATAGTAGTTAAAGCTGGCATTTTAATAGTCTCCGATATTTTTAAAAAAATTTTTTTATGGGGTACCGCAGTCGAAGTTGTAATGGTCTAAATAATGGTCTAGTCCACTGATCCTAGATACGTCTAAATTTCCAATAATTTTACTAAAAGGAATATCTGGTAAATCACCAACTCCAATAATAGCTGATCTACTTAGTATACTTACACCAGCAGACGAGAATCTTTCTATTTCCACTACTCCAACAGTATCTAAAAAACTAGTTTCTATAGAAATAATATTGGGTTGAGTATTTTCAACTATTACAGTAAAGTCGTTCATGTTTGACAATCCAAAAGAGTTTCATTTTCACTAAATCTATGAGTAATTTTAACTGTTCCAAATATTAGTCTGATAATCTCTTTTCCTCCTCCAACATACATATCTTGGGGACTTTCTAATTCAAGATCGTATTTTGCTTTGCTAAAAATGAATCCGTTTGTAGTATTAGCCGGAATCTGTAGCAATAATTTTCCATCAACTCCGATAATATCAAACTTATAAATACTATGGTCTGTATTTGCTGTAGAAAAAATCTGCATAGCTCCATCGTCTGTTGTCCAAACGAGTCTAGCGCACCAATTAGTGATATTAAAAGGAATATTATTAGGATCTTTGTAGATTAATGCTAGTTTAAAGGATGTTCCCTGCTCAATAGAAAAATCGTATTTACTTGCAGGCATAGTGTTGTTATCCTATTTAAAACAGATAATTAGATAGATATAGTTATAGTACACCTATAGACAAAAATCAGGGCCGGGTTTTTAGGCCCAGCCCTGACTTTTATAGCTGATTAGGTTAAGTTAACTAACTTGATTAGAGAGCACCAAGTAGAACTCTACGGTTATCTAGAACAGCAAAGCCTTGCTCGGCCCATCCATAGAAACCGGCTCTCTTCTGACGATGTAGTGTCTCGTCTTCGAAGATCTGGACTTCTTGGCGAACTGGCATGATGAAACTGTCTCTCTTGCGTAGATCAAGACCAACTACAACTTCACCCTTACCACTTGGTAGTGTGCCGCTGAGAGTATTGGTATAGAATAGTTGATATTCTTGTCCAACACCTAGTTCGTCTCTGTCGTGCAAGTTGATTCCGAAGATTCTGTTAAGAGTACCGTCGGCAGCGGTATAGATCTCACGACGAGTAATCTCGTCAACGATATCGATACCCCAGTTACGGATGTCTTCCATAGCTTCTGGAGAAACATAAAGATCAGTTAGAATACCACGGTTGGTACTAGCAGAGTTACCACCACCGTTTCTACGCATAACTGTCTTCATGAGACTGACTAGTCTCTTGGTAAACTGATTAGCATTGGCGTCACTATCGTATACTACGATGTTACGATCAACAGCAGCGGCCATTAGTGTGTGCCAGCCATCGTCGTTCATCTTCTTAACGAATGAAGCCTCTAGGACTTCCATAGCACGACCAACAACGTCCCAGCGAGCATCACGAGCATACTTCAAGAGATAGTCAATTGAAGCGCCGATGTCATAGGTTGGAACCATGACGTAATCGCTTTCAACGTGACGCTCTGGAATATATCCATGATTTGGTACAGTGTAGGCTACGAAGTCCTTTTCTGTGCCAGGAGCGATGAAGTCCAATGGAAACTCAGGAGTTGCACTCTGAGCCAATTGGATGGGTTCAAAAATATTGTCGAGGATGTTACCGCTTAACAGTCCTTGACGAAGGGGCAATTCGAGAGCTTTTGCAAACTCTCTGTTAGCTGCTAGAGCTACTTCTCGGTCTGGTGAACCAGAACGAACTAGTAGTTCAGTAACTTCTGCAGTTGGTTGGAACTTATTTGTATTAGATGCCATTTTTTTTCTCTCCTCTAAAATCAAGTAATGTTGATGTCTACTTTAACGTAACCGTCAGCGTCTTTACTACCAAGGAATGTACCTACTTTCACAGCGTTTGTGGATGAAGTACTAAGTAAGCCGTTAGCGCCTACGTAAGCACCGACACCTGCTGTTGGAGTATTTCCAGATACAACCATGTTAGTAGTGACTTGTCCCTGACGGAGAAGAGTTACCTTGCCCCCGACTTGGACTTCGTCTTTGTACCAGTTGATGTGCTGTCTGGTTAAATCAATATTTACAACGTCGTTCATAAGAACGCCAACGGGTAGAGCACCCGAGACGGCTGAGGCGTAGCCAACGACAGCATTAGCGTCGTCCATAGCTACTCCGGCACCACCAGTTACAACAGAAGCTACGCCGCCTCTTTCTGCAACTGTGTTCATGAAAAAAGAAATATCTGTGCGAGCTTCGATACGATCTGGTTTTAGAGCCATTTCAGTTTCTCCCTATTAATAGTTATTTTTTACCTAATCTGCTACTTACAAAATCGATTAATGCGGCTCTGGTGGTGTCTACCGAAGATTCGGTTTCTCCTCCAACGCCAAGATTAACTTCTTCTACTACCTCAACTGTGTCTAATACTTCTGGATCAGCAGAAGTTTCTGATGCTTTCTTCTTGTCTTTGGCTTTTTTATCATCTTCTTTATCGTCGCCCTTCTTGATCTTTTCCAACCATGGTGGCATCTTACCAGCAAACAAGCTGGTCATAGCCTCAAAAGCATCATCAGCCATAGTTTCAAATTTTTCTACAACGGTTTCTGCTGACTCAGCATCAACACCATTGTCGATTAGAGAAGCTTTTCTTTTCATCTTCTTTTCTTTCTTAGCCATTTCTACTTCTTTCATCTTATATCCAGCAATGGCTTCTAGAGCAGCATCTAGTTCAGATTTGACCTTTTTCATTTCTTCATCTTTTTTGGCCATTTCTTGTTTTGTTTTCTTGGCTGCTTCTGTTTCTTCTTCTTTATCTTCTTCTTTTTTACTTTCCTTTTTATCTTCTACTTCATTCTTTTCTTCTTCTTCCTTCATTTTCTTAGCAGCTTCAATTATCTCTAATTGGGAAGCGACTTGAGATTCAAGTTCAACTATTCTTGTTTGTAGGCTGTCTACAAAAGCCGTATCTGTTGCAACAGTTTCTGTTGTGGTGGTTGTTTCTGTAACAACGTCTGTTGTTTGTGTGCCAACATCTGGTGTTGCTACAATGGTCTGTTCTGTTGAAGCTACTGTCTCTGTCTGAGTTGAATTCATAGTCGTGTTCTCCACATTTAAGGTTGACTGATTATCAAATACACCTAGATTTGATAAATTAGCAAAAATTTCTGTTGAATTATTTAAAAAAGAATCTTTTGTAAAAATTATACTATCGGGATTTGCTGGTTTGTCAACAAAACCCTTGCCTGAAAAGGTTATGTTTCTCAATACTCTACCAATTTTATAATTATCATGTTCTCCTAATCCACCGTATGATCTAAGGTGTTTAGTTAAAAATGCTGTTTCTGCATTTCTATTTAAAACTTTAAATTCACCTGTTGATTTATTTAATAGTCCGTAATCAAATCCTTTAAAAAAGCATTCCATACTAACATATTTAGTTCCGGACTCTATTTCTGATATTAGAGTATTCGCCCTACTCATTAATTCTTCAGAAGAAAATCCTTTATAAATAACTGATCCTGTTAAAATATGAAATTTATTTGGTAGATTTTCTACTGGAGTATTTTCGTCAATTAAAACTCCATCATCAGTAATAGGCCAGTTTGATGTAATATGGCCAACTATAACATTTTCGTCATGATTAAGATTAGTGGGTTTATCCTCTGGGGTATGTTTAGCTGCCCAAACTTCATCTTTATCAAAAATATCATCGTTTTTATTCCAGCTAGAAGTTACTAAAATAGACTGGACATAATAAAGATCACTATCTTGTAGTGAAGCTAAACTCTTTATGTGCTTAACACTATGATTGGTTTTATTCGAAGGCTCAACAACGCAAGCATATGAGATAGAAGCTTGTGATTTAAGCTTTTCTTCGAGACCATCGCTAATCTCTTGTTCAAAAATATGCATTTTAAGCCTCAGTATAAGATTTTTCGATCAAAGAATTATACACCAGAGAATAAAAAGAAGACTTAAGTTGTTTAATCTCGTCAACTGTTAGATCTCTATTGATTTCTGTTTTAATGGGTTTTAGCCAATTATTATAAGCCCCAATAACCGTGGCGTGTTCTTTGGCATGAATGTTGGCTAATGCTTTGGTCATTAGGTCGGGGTCAATTGTGCAGGTTGGTGTGAGACTGAATAAGATTTTGGTTTTAACCGAATCCATTTCCTTACTCTCTGCTTTAGATAAACTCCTCAAATTTTTCTTGTTATAAAAGTCTAATAAGATTGGATTAAGCATATCATTAATTTTATCTTGTGCTTCATTAGCCCATAGCATTAGGCTAGCTCCAGTCTGGGGCGAGAACTTTTTGGTTTTTCGGGGTGCAGAATCCTTACTTAATTTAGGTCTGCCTTGTCCGGGGATACCTGGCAATGATTCTGGCGAATCATTTGCCAACTTCGTTGAAGGACCAGACTGAGGAGGGATTTTTTGTTCTAAAGCTGTTTTTTCTCCGCTTTTCTTTTTCTCTAGTTCTAGACCAACTTGGCTAGGAGTTACGGTACCTGTTTGTAAAGCAATCTTCTTGAGAGCATTTTCAACTTGAGGATCATTCCACGGTCCAGCTTTTGGAACCATTCTTTCTGAGTTTCTTTCTCTGGTTTCTCTATTGAGTCTACTCTTTTCCATGTCTGGATCTATGCCGAACTTGGTTTGTAATAGCTCATCACTAATTACATTCCTATCTGCTAGTTGAATTAATAATGCTTTCTCAGCATCTTCATTACTTAAGTCCATTCTATCAAATTCTATTTTAGCTCCATATTTAAAGCCCATAGCTTTTTGTACTAGCTCGATCTCTTTCTCCCAAAAAGAAATAAGCATATCTCTACCGTACTGAAGTCTTTGTGTGAGAGTTTTGAGGGATATAAAATTGTTGGTTGTTCCGGCTGCTCCGAATGTTCCTGTTAATGTAGGAGGAATTCCCAAACCAGCATATACGCTATTCATGTGGGGAACATATTTGCCTTCTCCTAAAAATTGATGAACACTTGTTTTAGATTCTATGAGTTCAATATCTGGTCCCCATACTAAATCCATTGTGCCTCCACCAACATTATTACCCAAAATCTGAGCTAGCTTTGCTGTGGCTGCTTTTGTAGGAGCAATCTTGTGTTCTAGACTTCCTAATTTAAAAATACGAATATTAGAGATAGCCCCGTCAAGAGCTGCCATATCTGCTAGTTTAAGTTTTTCTATAACTGTAATATCATCCATTATAGAATAGACCATAGGATATGCCCATGTTTGCCAATCGTCTTTTTTGTAGTGAAATACTAAAATCTTTTGTGGATCTAGAGGATATGGTTTTTTTGCTTTTGCTGCTTGAACTATCTGAGGAGGTAGATTATTAATGATTTCTTTTTCAGCATCGGACTGAGGAGAGTTGATCATTTTTCTCAAAATAGCAGGTAGTGTTAATTCATATCTTTTTTGAGAAACAAAAGAAGAAAGTGGACCAGCAGCAACATCTACAAATGACGGATCTATAAAAGTATACTTCCACGGAATTTCTCTTTTTTCTACTTGCACACTATCCATATCAGCTATTTGAAGATCTGGGGAGCTTACTGCTCTATATAACTTATCTGTAACTTTAAGACTAAGTTTGCCCGTTTGTCTATTTATGACAACGTTACCCGTTTTATAAAGATTGTTAAGGAATCTTTCGCTGCGTTCCTTTCCTCCTATTTTCTTAAACCACTGTCTGTAAAATCGTTCTATCCTTTTATTTTTATGACAGATATTAATCCCCTGTACAGCAAAATCTCCCATGAGATCTATAACATTTTTTACTAATCCAACCTTTTGGTAAATCTCATCAGATCTGCGCATAATATCTTTGATGCGCTTGGGTACTGCTTCGTCTGGTCTAAAGAAGTCATAGTCACTTCTTGTTAGTCCTGGCCTACCTCCTGTGCTACCATCAAGATTACTATAATCTACCCTGTAAAATCTACCAGCCTTGGATCGTTGTACCATTGTAAATTCGTCTAAAGATTCAGACGAAGTTTTTAGAGCTTCCTGTTTGCTGGCTAGGTCATCTCCCCAAGCAATATAGGCTTGATCTGGGATATGTGGTGCTGCATCTTGAATGATGGGATTTGTGGGCTGTTTATTGGCCATAATATTCCACGTTATGATTGTGATGGGATTACAATAGTATTATAAGAGATCATACACTATTGTCTATAAATTCCAGTATATATATCTTCATTT